TATTTTTACCAAGCACACCAGTTTATCACATCAATAATGACTCAATGGGTAGGGAGAATTGTAAATGTATAACATGCTACTTAACAACGAGAGGGGCAAGAAATGACAAAACCTAAACCAGCAATGCCAGCACATAAAGAAAACCATAAAACAAGAAGCGAGCATGTACAGAAGCGCGTTAAATACAGGAGAAGATAGATGGCAAACAGCAAACGAAAGTGCAAATACCACGGTACATCAACAAGGGAGTATATAGTAGTTAACAATATGGCATTTTGTACTTTTGATTACGCTGTTAAATGGTCTTATGAAAATAAACTAATAGGCAAAAGGAAAATTGAAAATGATAAGAAGAAAGCCCAGATACAAAGGAAAAAGAAATTCCAAGATAACGACAAGTCACTCAGGAAGAAGGAAGCACAAAAAGCCTTTAACGCAAACGTCAGGTTCAGGGATTCATCCCTTCCTTGTATTAGTTGTAATCGTCATCATACTGGTCAATATCATGCAGGGCATTATAAATCTATAGGCTCAAGTCCTGAGTTAAGATTTGAAGAGTTAAATTGCCACAAACAATGCGCCCCGTGCAATAACCATTTGTCGGGGAATATTGAAAACTACCGTATTAATCTTATTAAAAAAATAGGACTTGATAAGGTTGAATGGTTAGAAGGACCACACGAACCAAAGAAATATACTTGTGCAGATTTAAAGGAAATAGAACAGTATTACAAAACCAAGTTAAAAATGTTAAAATAGAAATTAACCCGACAAATAAGGAATTACCATGGCTTTAACAGGTGGAGATGGTCCGAAACGTAAACGAAAGACAAACAACGTAGATGATAAATTTAAAGTCGCAAAGAAAACAAAAAAGAAACCAAAGAAAACAAGGAAAGCATAATGAGCATAATAGACATTGTATTAATAATTCTTTTATTTATTTTGGTTTTATTTAAACGATCTAGGTATGCGGCATCCTGTTATTTAGTTGTTACTGCTATATTTATATCCTTATCTCCATCATTCCCAGAAGGTTATTATTTCTCAGTGTCATCAGGTGTTAATGCTCTATTGTTTTTTATGCTGGTAAAATCTTGTAATTTAGACTTTGTTAGAAACTTATTAAAATGGAAGCGGTATAGGGTAAACTATATAGTTGCTGGATTATCGCTAGTTTTAATTTTAATAAATATGGTCGGTTATTCTGATTATTTGCAGGATAAGTCGCCTTTAAATTATAATAATAGCTATACTTTTATTGTGTGCTTGCAGGTAGCTATTCTATACATAGGGAATATGCTCAGTGCATACGTTGACAGATATAATAATAAACTCGCTATGGCTATCTTTCTTGATAGTAATAATTATGAAAAAACTGCTCCGGCTATTAAAACCAAAGGTGAGTAAGGATGATACAGACAAATGATGTTGTAGAGGCTATTTTAGCCAATCCTAAAACTGGATGGTTTGTTCTTGCTGTTACTGGTGCTGAAAAGGCTTGGTTGGATTGGGGTATACCTCTAATAGACGGTTTAAGTAGTATCGCCGGTTTAGTTCTTATATTAGTTTTGATACGAAAGCACTTAAAAAAAGATGACAAATAAAAAGAGTTATATTTTTAGACTAATGGTATCAATAGACCAATTACTAAACGTGCTATTATTAAACGGATCAGAAGACCATACAATAAGCGGTCATGTAGGTTATAGAGCATTAGTCACTCATAAGAAGAAATGGCTATACGCAGAACGATTTATTAATACTTTATTCTGGTTCGATAAAGGCCATTGTAGAGAATCAATTGAATATGACGAGATAGAATAATGATTAGATCACAAATAAGCTCAATGATTCGGTCACAGATAACAAGCATGGTCAATCCTAATGCTGGGGGTGGAGCAGAGCAAAGAATATTTATAGACTTAGACCCAGTAGCTAATGGGTTCTATGAGTTGGCTACTCCTATAGTTATGACTGGTGATTTTTCAGTAAAAGCAAACTTGTCATCACCGCTAGGCTCATCAAGTGCGTTATGTGGTGGTGCTTCTGGCGCTAGTCACATAACAATAAACACAGACTTAACCATAAGGATTAGAATAAACAATCAATCAGTCCTTAGCTCTTCTGTTACTGGTCTTGATGATGGCAGACTACACTTAATTGAATTTATAAGGACTGGCTCTACGGGTGAAATATTTATTGATGGAGTATCATTTGAGGTGTTTGGCTCTGTTAGTATTGGTTTGTTCACTATTGATTTTATAGGTCAACAGAATAATTTGTCATTCTTCGATGGAATCCTAGCTAACCCTACCTTCAACAACAATGGAACTATAACAAGCTTTAATCTAGATGAGGCTACAAGTAATACTGAATTAAGCAATGAAGGTAACAATACTTTAACTTACAACAACATAGCCTTAGACGATAGAGAGTTGTTTACTTTAGTAGGTAATGATTGGGTAGGTCAGGAGTTAGTTGTTAACGGTGGCTTTGCAACAGATAGCGATTGGGTGCTAGGTGTTGGCACTAGTATTTCTGGTGGTGAAGCCCATTATACATCAGCAGCCACCAGTATAAGAATAACAGCAAGTGTTGATGTTCCGGTATCCGTTGGTGCGCGTTATTTGGCTACGCACAAGATAACACAAATAACTGAAGGCGGTTTGTTCACTGTAATATCGGGACGAGGAACACCAACAAATACGTCTATTGGTGACTATTCTTTCGTTGTTGAGATTCTATCCCTCTCTTCTACTTACACAAGATCTTCAGGAACTACAACAGCTTCAATAGATGACTTCTCAGTTAAAAGAATACTAGAAACACCATAAGGAGACAACATGAGTAAACACTACACAATATATAATAAATCACTGGCGCCAGAAGCTTTAAAGTCTAAGCATCCTTATGCACCAACATATAAGGATGAAGACTTAACAGGGAGTATCGAGGTGTTACTATTCATCGAGACGCTAGAAGATGTCACAGGTACGCCAGCAGATAACATTATACTTATCGACCAGACAGAAGAAGAGTTATCTAATGCTGACTTAGACGCTATGGTCAATGTATTATTAACTCAGTCACCAAGCGGATCAGAAATTCAGATAATAAAGTCTAGGGGTAGATACCTATACGATACTAGATTCAAACCAGCAGAATGAAAAACATTTTAATAAGTGGTAGAATGTTCATATTGATAACCAATTTAATTTTTATAGGACTTATGTTATGAAATTTACAGGTGACGAAGCACAAACAGTAACAGCAGGTGAATATAATTATGTAGCTGATATTGGAAGTGGTGCAGTAACATTAACTATGTCATTAAACCAAGGGCCATTTATTGCTGTTTCTGATGGTGCATTTGCAGCAGATGATACCGGCTTAATTAGATTTGCTACATGCAGGGTTAAAGCAGGCTTAACGAGTGATGCTAGTTTTATAATGAATAGTACAGGAGGTTAACATGCCAGTTAATAAAAGAGGTCAACGCACCACTAGCCATAATAAGAAAAAGAAGAAGACTAAGTGAAAAACAAAGGTGGTCAGCCAACAAAAATGACTGATGATACTATCCGACTACTAAAGGATGCTTTTTCATGGGGCTGTACTGACTCAGAAGCTTGTTGCTTTGCAGAAATAAGTACATCAACCTTGTATAAGTATTGCAGTGAGAACCCTGAGTTCTCGGAGCTAAAAAACAAACTTAAGGATATGCCCACTATGAAAGCTAGGCGTATCATAGTCGCAAGCCTTGATGATAGTGATTTAAACACAGCTAACAGGGTGATAGACAGAGTAACAACTCAGAAAGTTGAATCTAAAAACCTTAATGTTGATATGACTCACGAAGAATGGATTGACTCCCTTGACTGATAAACGCTTACAGCTAAAGAATGACTTTACATTCTACGCTAGAAACTGTTTAAAGATCCGAACAAAGAACGAAGGGCTAAAACCTTTAGTATTGAATGACGCTCAACAATATATACATAAGAAAATAGAACAACAGATAAAAGACACTGGCAAAGTTAGGGCTATCATTCTAAAGGGTAGACAGCAAGGTGCAAGCACTTATGTTGAAGGTCGATACATTTGGCGAACAACGCACAATAAAGGTGTACGGGCTTTTATATTGACTCATGATGGTGAATCAACTAACGCTTTGTTTGAAATGACAGAGCGTTATTATGAAAACTTACCGGTATTTGTTAAACCAACAACAGGTGCAGCAAATGCAAAAGAATTACAGTTTGATAAATTAGACTCAGGTTACAAGATAGGTACAGCAGGTAACAAAGTTGTAGGGCGAGGACAAACAATACAATACTTCTTAGGTTTTAAAGGAGACGATCCAAAGTAAACAGCCTTAACCCTTTGTTTGTAACCTAACTCATGAAGCCTATCAACGATATCAGCACCACCACCAGCATCTATAAACATCATGTCAGGCTTCTTACCTGCTTCTTTATCTACTGTGTCTAATAGCTCTATACAGATAGCAACATTCTTTCCTAGCTTGTCGCATTGCTCACCTTTGTATGACTTCATGCCATACATCTTTCTTGATTGTCTTTTAACGATAGCGAATCTATCACCACCTCTTGAAGGATCAACACCTACAATTAATGGGCCACTACCTTTAACTTTATTCTTTCTTGCTGTCATGCAATGG